AATTGTATTCTTCATACACATCTTGCCAGATATGACGATCTTCATGCTCTGTTTGTGTAGTTAAAATAATAGGTAATGTGATTACTTCTGCCACGAAAGGCATAGGTATAGCGCGGACTGTCCATCTGAACACGGTAGGAGTTTCAGTAAGAGTTGTGTCACCACGATTGATAGTCAATGAAGGAATAATATATTCACCATCCACATTATCAAAGGGTTGAACATTGGGGTTTCCGTCAACATCTACTGGTGTGCTTTTACCCACAGTATTAGATGTAATAGTATCTGTTTGTCCGTCATCACTGGTAACAGTTAAAGTAACTGATTGTCCTGTTGTTAAAGCGTTATGCCGTATGTCTCCTGATACTGGTACTTTAAGTTCTGTTATACCCCATCTAAATCTACCTTCAGTTATAGTTCCACTAGCCACATAATTACTATCATGTTCTCGGAATGCACCTACACCTGAAATAGTAAACAATCTACGGTCATCAAAAGTAGTTATAACACCTTGCACATCTGCATCAGTACTATCTCTCATAAGATCAGTAGCGTAAGCAGGGACAAGAGGTTCAGTAAATTCTTTTAAACTTATACGACCTAGCCCTGAATTGCCTTCATAGTTCCTCCATCCGAACCAAACAAATTCTCCTTGAGGTTCAACAACAGAAACACCATTGTCAATAGTTACTAAAGGCCCGAACGATAAGGTGCCTCGTTGCCCTGTTTGAGCTAGACGGAAACCTTTGTTAGTTCCGATGAGTATCACACCACCGTATTCTGATAGAACATTGATAGTTTCTCCCTCTGGTAAGGGAGCCGCAAGAACAGGTACATCTAAAGCAACAGTCGAGTCGTTAATACCTATGTAATAGATACGACCTTGATTACCTTGATTACCTGCCGCGTATATACCTACTGGTGTACCTATGACAGATGACCATGTAGTTACCTGCGAGAAAGTAGATGAAGCTATATCGTACACACTAGACTCGTCTGCTGTACTAGGTAACCAAGTAAGACGAGAACCAACAGATGCTATTAGATATCCATTCGCGAACCACACACCATCGGTTGCGGCCATACCAGTCAAAGTCCAAACGTGACCTGTACCAGAAGCGGCAGTCACAGCCGTGCCTTGTATTCTTTGAACTTCTGATGAGCCACCGGCATTACCAGCGGCGTAAACATTTAAGCCATCACTAGCTAAAGCAAAAATATCTCCACCACAAGGATTAGAAATAGGAGTCCAACTGGTCCCGTTATTAATGGAATACTCAAGGTTAGCCCCATTCGCCATATAAATATAATTAACATCCGGTGTTCCGGATACTGTAGCGGTTGTTAAAAGAAGATTCGTTTCAGTAGAAGCTTCAGATGATTCAGTATTTTTATGTAACTTAATCTCATTCTTAGTCCAAGGATCTATACCAAGACTCGTATGAAACCTACGCAAACCAGACTCAGGAGAATCAGCTTCCCTCTGACCAGCACCCAACTCCCAATCATTACGGCTACGCTTCCACACACCAGCCTGATTTAAAGATTGCTCTCCCGGCTGGCCTACAGTATCAAAGCCTTGACGGATAGGGTCAATAGTTTGACGAGCTAACCTGCTAACATCAACATTATACTTACGATCACCTAATCGTATAGGAAGGGACTCTCGATGAGTATTGTTGTGAAGCGGCATGTTTACTAATGACCACGAAGTGTCGTGGGAAATGTTGCGCCGACTGAAGCATCAGTCCGCAAACCATACTTCGCCATCAGACGACGTGCCTCCTGACTTACCCGACGATCATATTGCGCCTGTAATATCAATGAATAACGAGAACGATCTCCGGGATTCACGGCTCCGTCACCCCTCGAATCACCAGCGGCATGAAGATCAAGACGAGTTGACTCCTCAGCAAGCATTAGAATTGCTCCTGCGCCTAATGGTGGAATATCTGTCATCTCAGACTTCATTTTCACAATGGACACGAGATCAGTATCCAGATCTAGAGTCCCTGTTACAAACGGATGACTATATGTAACTTGTACTGTGACTGCTTTCTCTATTCCTTCTTGTCTAATCAACTTATAAGCACCGTTATACTCTTGAACTTTACAGTTAAATTTAAGTAAACGATCTTCTGAATCTCTAGCTGTACGAGTAGCAGAAACAATGTTATAAAAACCGTCGCCAAATGTGACTGTTTTAGCCTGCTCTGAAGTAGCGAAATCAACACTAACAGTACTAATAGCAAATAAATTCTCAGGTAAAGCATAGATAGCTTGCTTAACAGCTTGATAAATTTGATGCCCAGTAAAGCGTGGTTCTACTTCAATCATAGAATCCGCTCCCCAAGTTTGAGCGGTACTGCCATCCATGCCACGCATAACATACACATTCGCACCATTACGCTTAGTAACATACATGGTTTCTGGTGCAGTATTACCGTGACTTACTGATATATAAGAACCAGCACGAACACCATCTGCTTCATGTGTCAATATAAATTGTGTATCTGAATGACCAATGCCGACTTTAATAAGATCTAATTCGGCACGCGTATTACTATTTAAAAGTCTTTTCGTGTCTTGGATGGAGTCTGCGATAGTAGGCATAGTTAGATGATAGTCGTTGTCAGGGGGCGAGGGAAACCCTAGCGCCCCCTAACAACAGTGGGGGGGTATTAAATTACTAAGCTGTTAGCGTAGTAAATTTGCCCATATGTGATTCGCCCTTCACTTGAAGACCTTCTTCACATACGATTTGCACCTTGTCGCTGTCACCAGTTTTGGCGAGAGCCTCAACTACTAGCGGTTGCATAACCCTACGGGAAACGCCTTCCTTAGTAATCAAGAACGCACCCTCTTTGTCACACCAGCGGTTTCTTACACACTGGGTTTCACCGAACTCGGTGAAGACGGACATTGTTGGTACGCGACCACGACGAGGATCATCAATGACTGTGCGAACACGGCCACTATCTGATACTGCGTTGAGGGTAGCAAATGAAGCAGGGTTAGCGATCAAAAGATCAGGCATACCACCTGCGTTATAGCATTTCTGCTGGAGTGCTTCCAATGCGGCGATAGTCAACGTGGTTGTTGTATCGGTATTAGAAGTAATCCAGTAGTTAAGTCCACCAGTTGAACGACGCTTATCGCTGTCGTCATTGTTCTGGTACTGACCATACAGGTAAGCCTGCTCACGAGTGATGACGTTTTCAACCGTGCGGCCATAAACCTGCTTGGCGAACTCGTCAGACACACCGTAACGTGATACCTGCTGTTCAGTACGTGACATGTGGATAGGGGTAGGTCCGAAGATCTGAGTACAGTTCGTGCGGATCGTGCGATCTGCTGTACGTACTTGTCCCGGATCGGAACCTTCTGGAAGGGCTGTGCCTACGCAAATAACTACGTCTGCATCAGCCGAAGCGGTTGCTGGCCAATCTGCTTCGTTTGCCCAGTCTGCGAGAGTCAGAACACCAAGGGTGTTGTTGACATGTGTAACTCGCTTTATTGCCGCATTCATAGCATCACCTGTCGAAGCTATGCTGATAAGGTCATCCAGTTGGAATCTGTAAGAATCCGCTGGTGATACAGTGACATCAGTTGCTCCTGCACCTGCGGCTCCTGTATCAGTTACCGTTGCACGAGGAAGCAATAGCTCCTCGTCCATCCATTTAAATTCTTGCTGGTCAACGCCAGAACTTGAAAGAAGTTGCCTTCCATCTGTTCCGATACCGTTAATAAACGGAGAATCAGTAGGAGAAATCATGTAAATGAGTTCGTCCATGTTGATTTTTACGCCAACCGCAAGCTCGTAGGAGGTTACCATACCTCCATTAGGCACTACTGCCATATTTCTACGCTCCTTTAATTAGTTAGTGGATTGTCTGTTTTTTCTTTCTCGCAACAGTCCTTCATACTTTGAGCGATTATCAGTAAATTCTTTGATCGGTATAGTTTTGCCATCATCTTTACGATAAGGAACAAAAGAGCCATCATTCCTATGTTCACCTGCAACTTGTTTCTCCCAAGTAGGGTTTGCCTTTCTTGGAGGAACTTTGTTTCTAGTGCTTGGAACTGCATCAGCAGTTAAAGCCGGTGATTGAAGAATCCGTTTAGCAGATTCTTTATCACAATACGGACAAACCTTAATAGGTTCGTCCCTCATGCTTTGTACTAACTCCCAAAGTACTGGAGGAGTACACCCCTTACACTCGTAAACGTAGGTAGGCATTTACGAATTATCAATAACTCGTTCGTCACCACGACCAGCCGCTTCAAGAACAGTGTGTACAAACCGTGCCGCCGATTCATCTTTCGGCTTACCGGAATCATACGCAGTTTTAAACTCTTGAAACCCTAAATCGTAAGGACTTTGAGTACTTACCTCTGGCGAAACACTGTCACCTGCGAGAGCTTGACGCTCCTGCACACCTGCTACATCTCGTGTAGGTGACTCTTGCGGAGGTGCTGGTGCATCCCCTTTAAGAATCCCAAGTTCTGAAGCTTCAGCCTGTATGAGTTCTGTTTCCAGCGCCCCATCGTAAGCCTTATACAACAGTTGACCTGCTTTGCTGTCGGTATCAACTCCAGCTTTTATGAACGCCATTTCGCGTTTCATATTATCAAGTTCTTGTGTAGCTTTACGACCTCTTTCAGCCGCATCGCGCAAGTCCTTGATTCCACCAGAATCTTCTACATCAAATTCGTCTTCCATACCTCTCCTTTGCTATCGCACATAGTCGGAGGAACCATGCGGTGCGTGACTATTGTTAGCATCCCCAGTCGTCACAAGCTGGATCAGCCTCCACTTCTTACACACTAGGAGCGTGGGTGATCCCAGCGGAATATGGACAGCTTAGAGCGATACATCCATGTAGATTACTATACTACATTATCAGTCTATTTCAAGGAATATGCATTCTCCCGGACAATCTTCAGCCGCTTCAATAGCGCTTTCAGCCAACTCGTCTGGGACTGTTGCTGTTCCTCCAGCCATTTGATAAACAGGAGTGCTTTTATCTGTACGAGGGTTATCTGGTCCATATAAAGATTTCCAATCTGCTTCTTTAACGTATGCTAACCCATCGTCATGCATGTCAAAAAGGCTAGGACATATCTCTACACACAGCCCATCACCTGTACATAAGTCTTGATCTATCCAGACTTTCATTAACCCGGATGGTTCTGTATGAATTGCTCGTATTTTTCCGGACTATCTAAAACTATTGTGGTGTAAGAATACTTAGAACCATCATCACCTTTACCTAAAGTAACAGTGATCGTTCCGATTAAAGTACCTATAGCAACCAATAAGGCTGTTATCGCAGTAATGAGCTTAACAGTCTTATTCATTTTCTTCGTAGAATTTCTCTCCCCATGCTTTACTTTGAATAGCTTCTTCAGCTAGATAGATACGATCCCAGATCGTACTAAATTCTGAAGGAACCCATGCAAGAGAAGCAATGACATCTTTCATTTCATCGACATCACTTTTAATTACTTCTAAGTCAGCCGCCATAGCGCTTGTAATATGAGCAGGAGTGAAACGGCTAAGGTCATCGACCCTAGCGCTCCGCAAATCATCAAGACCGTCAGCATTTTCCATGACACCTTGAGATATTTCATCAAGTTTTGCCAAAACTGTACTGTCTGTTCCAGTGTTTCCTTCAATTACCTGCACCTGTTTTTCCAAATCATCAATCCTACCAGCGATACTAGCCGCATTCCATACGACGACTCCACTGGTGATAGCTACGGACATGATTAGTCCGAGGGTTATCCTAGATACTTTGACTTGTTTAAGGTCGGTAACGTCAGTCATTAGCTGGCGGCTGAAGCCGATCCATCACCAAACTGCTTGGCAACAACACTCTTAACGAGGCTGAGAACAGCAGTAGCTCCTGCAAGTCCAGCCGCTTTCATGCTTCCCATGTCACCAATGGTGAACACAGCAAGGAATGATTGCGCGAATGTGGCAACCACCCTTTCTAGTACGTCTTTGTTAAACATTATTTACGTTTACCTTTCTTTACCTTTTTGTATGGTACCTTTTTTGCCTTCCCTTTGGAAGAGCTAGTTGCATATTTAGGCATTTGCGCTCCCGAATCCTGTAGTTGTACCTGACATTAATGCACCTCCACCGCCAGAAAATTCTGCTACACGCGATTTTCTGCGTTCTTCTAAATCTGAAATAGTATCTGAGTCTAAATTCAAAGCATACTCAACACCTTCTTCAGTAATATCAAAATCTTGCTCACCAGCTTTCTCTGCAAACAAAGCAGTCTGTTGTGCTAATGCTGTATATGCCTGATACAACTGTTGATTTGTATAATCAAGATCCGCTATATCTGTTGCCATACTTTCATCTATTCCAGAACCTAATATCTTTTGCGCGTAACCACCAGCCGCGGCCGCTCCTGCTTTATTAGCTAAATCAATTAGATCAGCATTAGGATCTAAGAACTGTGCAAGTAAAGCATTCTCTCCTTCACTACCATACCACTCTTCATATTGTGCTAATACTTCTTCTGGTGCATCTAAAACAGCGGCAACACCTTGAGTAATTCTTCTATCAACTTGAGCTAAAGAAACATTACCACCTATTAAATCACCCATATATTCTCTAGCTGTTACATTCCCTTCAGCTATTAAAGAATCTAATCCATAAGAAACCATCAATTCATTAAACCGATCTTCATATTTTAAATAATCTTGAACATCTATAGCGTTATAACCAGCATCAAGACGTTTGTGATATCCGGGAAATCTATTTTTAAATTCTTGTTGCTCAAACAATTCAGGTAATAAGTCTTCTGCTTTATCAGGAGGAAGCATAGTTACTCCTGTTGTTTCTTCAACGTATGTACCTGTCAAACGAGGAATGATCCACGATTTCATTAATCGACCAATAGCCGCATTATCAAATCCAGCCATTCGCAATTCAGCTTCTAAAAGATTACGAGCATATACAAGTTCTTCTTCAGAAAACTTAGGTACTCCACCTTCATTAATCGGATCGAGTTCTGCATCGTCATCAAACCAATCTCCGGGTCCGAAAACTCCTGCGTCGCCGCCTTGTATAGGACCAACAGGTTGAAAAGGTTGAAAAGGTGGAATAATTACTTCGTCTTCTTCTTCTACTTTTTTTCTTTGAAGCTGTGCGCCACGCCCACCAACTGCAATAGAAGAAGGTTGCGCTCCTGTCCAATCATCAGCCATTTGCTGAGTCATAGTTACACCGGCTTCTTCAACCCATTCTAAACCTGTAGGTGATGCATCTTTCCCAGCGGCAATAATGTCTTGAGCCGCTTGAGCAGACAATAATCCTGCGTCTGCTTTTGAAGGGTCAACGAAGCTTTCAACCATCGCCTCCCAGCTACCAAGCTCTTCTTCTATAGAATGTAGTTCTGCTAAATATGCCGCAACTTCTGGATCCATACCTACCTCAATCCAAATATCTGTGAAATGCCACCGGCGAGTGACCGTACATCACCACGAAATTCGTCAGTGAACTGGTACCGTGATTGTCGTTTGGCAAAATTTTCACCATCTTGTCGAGTGGCAAAATATAAACCATCCGGTCCAGTACCTTTAACAAGTTCATCTCTGTTTATTCCTAAAAGATCTACATGCTCTGGGTTAAGCTCCAACGTGTTAGCTATCTCTGCTTTAAAATCACCTAACAAATCTTCTATTGCTAATCCTTTAGCGGCAATACCTTCTACATCAACTACGTCACCGTATTCTGCTAACGCTAATCCTTGTATATAATCTTGCACACTGTCCCATGTCATAGAAGGAAGAAACATATCTTTCGATTCGTCACGTTCAGTTGTGGGATCATCGTCATGGTACATACCACCAGTAGTGTTAAGTTGATGCGCCATCTTTCTGATCTGTGATTTAGGAATATTAACAACCATACGTCGTGCGTAAGCTTCTATCTTTTCCATGTCTTGTTTAATCTTGCCACTTGCAGGTGCATCCTCAAATTGCATAGCATCACGAACTATTCGAGATTGAATTTGTTCAGCAGACCAACCGTACTTTTCAGCATCTTCAGCCATTTCATCAAAGTAATGTAACCCAGTACCCCACCCATGATGCATCTGTGTCCATCCACCCATAGCATGAGATAT